GTATATATATGAGGGGTGCAATACTAGAAGATATAAATTTAGTATTTGAAAGTATAAAGGAATTTATGCAAAGACAGAAAATAGGGGTTTTTGCTTTAAGTCAAACCGGTGATGTGTTTGGTGTACCTGATAGAAAAATGTATAGGAAAAAAGTAATGAATACAACTTTTTACAACACCAAGTATATATATAGGGGTGAAAGATCTGCATTAGATAGTGATACTAGTTTATTTGTTGGTGTAATGAATGAGGGTTATTTTACAGGTAGTACAGCTACAGGTTTAGTATTAAGTCAAACCACATCAGCTAAACAAAAAGGGGGATTAACTCCAACATATAATGAAAATAGGTTATTGTCAAAAGCATTAGTAATACCTTTACAGTACCCGAGTTTATGTCACGCAGAAAGACAAAAAAAGAACGGTAATAGATTACATCATAGAATAAAATATAAACATTTAAACCCTTGTTTAATAAAAGGTAAAAGAAGTAATATAGCGTGGGATACATACCCTGAAGATGTACCTTTTACTAATGAACCTAAAAGAAAAAAGAATGGACAAAAGTAGACACATAAAAAAAGAAGCATTATTAAACGCATTAGAAAAAAGTTTAGGTGTAGTTACTATAGCTTGTAAGACAGCAGAAATACCTAGAAGCACATACTACAAGTGGTTAAAAGAAGATGAAGAATTTAAACAACAAGTACAGGAATTAGAAAATGTAGCTTTAGATTTTGCAGAAAGTCAATTACATCAACAAATCTCTGATAATTCAACTGCGGCAACTATATTTTATTTAAAGA